GTTTCGGAGGGCCGATCGGTCAAACACTTTGAATCCCCCCCCTGCCGCCATCTCGCGCGGTTTTCGCGGCATGACACGCCTGACATTTCAACACGATGCGATTCAGGTCACAGACCGCGCGCACATCCGATCGCTCGTCGTCCCGCAGCGCTGGTTCGTGATCCAGATGCAAGCTCGAGCCATCGGCACTCGCGAAGGTGAACAGCCCCGCGTCGCGGCACGCGCTGTCGCGCTGCGTCGGTCCATCTGGCAGCGCGGCCCCACACACCGGCCCGATCCCCGCCTGCACCAGGGCGGCGAGGAAGCGCCGGCGGAACGGCTGCCAGTCGCGGGTGGTGTAGCCGCGGGCGTGTGCAGTGCCGCGGATCTGCTCCTGCTGACGCGCATGCGTCGGACACCGGCTCACGCCTCGCGGCAGAAGGGCGGGACAGTGCGGCGCGGCGCACGGATGGAGGGCGCTCATCGGTCGCTCCACGCCCGCGTTTCGTTCGCCAATCGAGACGTGGATCGTGCCCAGGCCGCCGAACGGCGATCCTGTTTCCAGGTCGCGCGGTAGTTCTTCATCGTGGCGGCATGACAGGTCCGACAGTAGCGTTGACCGGGACGGCGCGGGTTGCGACAGTCCGGATTGCTACACGGACGACCTGTTCCACACGTTTCACGTGAAACACTTGCCATCACCCCTCCTCCCGCGCCGCCCGCGTTAGCGCCCGGATCGCCTCCCGTCGCCACGAGAGTAAGGCGTGCATCCGATTCGCCAGTGCCTCGGTACAGATCCCGCGTTCCAGTGCTTCGACCGTCGGCTCGTCCAGGTCGATCGTGTAGCGCGTGTCGCCGGTCGGGATGTGGACCGCTTCGTCGCGGATCACCTCGACCGACGGCTCCGGGATCGGGGCGCGCTTCGCCATGAATCACTCGCCGTTCAGATCGAACAGCGGGAGTTCACCTTCATCGCGCGCCGCGGCCCGTAGGCGCAGCAGCAGCCCCTCCTTCGTCTCGCGGAGGTCCTTCAGATGCAGCCGACAGTCGTTGATGTCGCGCGTCGTGAGCAGGATCTGGCGTTCGAGTGACGCCATCTGGTGAAAGCGGCGCGAGGCCCGCTCTTCAGTGATGTGTGGGGCACTCATGCAGATTTTCTCTCCGTGCGATCTCGTGTGAGCCCTTTGCCCTGCCGCCGCTCGATGCACGCATGCCGATCGGCTTTGTCGAGCACCAGGAACCGGCCGCCGGTCGCCGGATGCGTCACCACTTCCCGGACGGTGAAGCCGAGGTCGAACGGGACATACGTCCCCTGCTCGGTGATCACCCACATGATCGCGTGATGGCACCATTTACACCGACCCGGTCGAGCCGTCCCCACCCACGCGCGGATCGTGCGCCAGAACTTCACGCGGACCCCTCCGACGCCGACGCCTCGGCGGCGGGCTGCGCCTCGAGCGCCTCACACCGCGCGATCGACGCGACGATCTCGGCGGCGAGCATCTGCGCGGCCTTGACGCGGTCGCGATCGAAGGCGGTCACCTTCCGCACGGTCGGGATCCGTTTCAGCGGGATCGTGCCGAGCTTCGCCTGCACGGTCGCCAGCACCTGGGCGGCATCCACGCGCGTGAACGTCTCAGCCTCGGGCAGACGCTCAACCAGGACGGGCGGACGCGGGCGATCGCCGGGCAGCGGCGTGTTGGAGCTGATGAGGCGATACGCGGCGTTGATGTCGTCGTTCGTCCACCGGATGCGGAGCTGCGCACAGCGACACTTGAGCGCCTCGGTCAGATCCGGCAACGTCGCACAGTCGCCGGTCTTCAAGAGGGCCCACACCAGCTTCGCCAGCAGCCGGCCACGGTGGTCGATGTCGTGCGTCGCGTTGTTTTCTTGAGCCATTAGTGAAAACTCGCGTCTGCGCGAAGTTCTAATTGATCGATCTAAGGCGGACGGACGTACGGATCACGGTCGATCGATCGACCCCGATCTCGTCAGATCGGAGACAGCAGATAGGAGATTGGAGATCGGAGAGTGTTGTTTTCGTCATCGCCTCGTCATCGGTTCGCTACCGGGTTGGTCATCGGGTCGTCATCCGTTCGTGATGGGGTTGCCTATCAGTTGGTCATCGAGTGGTCATCGGTTCGTGACAGGGTTCGCTACTTCTGGCGCGCCGGCCACCGCATCGCCGCCCCCTTGATCCCGGCCTCGCGCCCCGCCTCCCGCCGCGCCGCCTGCTTCGCCCGTTCGAGCTCCAGCCGGGGATTGAGCAGGCGCCCGTCCTGTTTCCGGAAGCACGGTTCCAACGCCGGCCAGAGCCGTCGGAACCCGGCATCCGGCTCCCCCACCATCCGCGCCAGGCGCCCAAGATCCGCCGGCAACGACCCGTCCTGCCAGCAGAGACACAAGAGCGTGATGTACGCGCCGCGCTCCGCGAGGCTCATCCCGGCGACATGGCCGTCGGTCAGGAAGTCCTTCGGGTAAAACTGAAACGCGGGGGCATGCTCCAGGGGTCACCGTCCTCGACTACTCGCGTCGCCCGCGGATGTGATCATCCAACCACGCCGAACTGACGAACTTGCCGCGATCGTCCCGGGGCGTGCGGGTGCGCCAGGCCCAGACGACGACGGCCACCCCGCCAGCGAGGAAGAGCCCGACGACGATCCTCATCCGCGCGGACTCGTCTCGTGTGCCGTTGGGCGGTCAGGTACCGCATCGCATGGCGGTGTGCTGTTAGGCGTCGTTGAGAGACTCATGTACGCCTCGATGAAGACTTGCGCGACTTGCGGTTTGATGGCGTTACCGTAGCCGCGCAGGCGTCCCACGCGGTTGGATACCCCATGAGCCAACGGGAATGTGCCGGGTTCAACTGGCCGCGCTTTGCCGTCAGCGCATGGGAGCCAGTCGCAATGAGCCCAGAAACTTGACGCGGCACGGTGTCGTTCCGTTCCTTCCCGTCGCGACGTGTCATCGATCCAGATAGGTCGCCCGTGTCCTTGTGGTCCCGCGCAGTTGGGCTCGCCCAACTGGTCAACGTCACCTGATCGCGTAAATTGATCTGGTGTCCTTCCCGCATAGCCGGATCGCACCAGCCTCCGCTCCCCTCTTCGATGTTCGGCGTTCGCCAGCTCGCTAACTGCGCTGCTCCCGGTAGTTTGTGAAACTTCACCCGCGTTCCGTCCGGTTTCTTCGGCCCGTAGCAGTAATCGCTCCCAAGTTCGTCGTTGACCATCGGTGTCGGCCACGAAGATTTCGGCTGATACGCCAGATTCGGTTGCCCGCCATCCTTCCGTTCCGGATGATGTTTGCACGCGCCCCGAATATCCGAGTGATTCGGACTCTGCCACGAACCACAATCGTTGCCGGATGTCGAACGCGCCGACGCACGGACCAGGGAGACCACACGCCCCGACGGCGTAGTCTTCCGCTTCCAGGTCATCGCAAAGACGATCGAGCCAGCCATGTCCAAGCGCTGCTTCAACCTGTTCCCCAAAGACGACGCCAGGGCGGCACTCTTTGACGAGCTGGAACCAGACAGGCCAAAGGTCGCGCGGATCGTGCCCGCCAGCTTGGGCGCCGGCACTCGAGAACGGCTGGCAGGGACAGGAGCCGGTCCAGACGGGTCGAGCATCGTCCCAGCCAGCGAGTCGGAGGGCGTAGCTCCAGCCGCCGATGCCGGCGAAGAAGTGGCACTGGGTAAATCCTCGAACATCGTCGGCTGTGACTTCCACAATGCTCCGTTCATCGACGTCGCCATCCGCGATCAGTCCGGCCGTGATCAACTCGCGCAGCCACGCCGCCGCGAACGGATCGATCTCGTTGTAGTAGGCGGCCATCGGTCATCGCACCCGCCGACTCCACAAGCGATCAATCGTGGTCACCGCCAGCGTCCGCAGGAGATCGAGCCCTTCCCCGTGACTGACCTCGTCGCCGATCGAGGGCGACACGAGCCGGGCCCACTGCTGGATCGCGTCGGTCACCGCATCGACGTCGGCCGCGAAGTCGCGCTGCGCCTCCTGCTGCTGCTGACGGCGGGTTTCGAGCGAGATCACTGCACGCCTCCGAACCGCGCGTAGAACGGCAACACGATCGGCTCCTCTTCGAGGAGCACCCGCGCGCCGTAGCTCGCGGCCAGACGTGCGGCTTCCCGCGGATCGCGACCGGTCTCAAGTTGCCGGATCGCCAACTCGCCGAATCTTGCGGCCATCGCGCGCGAGGAGGTGTCGAACAGCGCGTCGGAGGCGGCGGGCCGATCGATCATCGCCGGCCCCGCCCGAAGGATCGGAACGCCGGCACCGGCGCCGCCAGCTCCCCGTCGATCCACGCCTGGACTTTTTTGCCGGAGTAGCGCGCCTTGTTCCCGACGCGCGGCAGGATTTCGAGGAACACCAGCTCGCCGGCCTTCTCGAGCTGCCAGATCCGCGTCGTGCCCAGATGCAGGATGGGCTCGAGGTCCTTCAGGACCATCACCTCAGGCTTCGGTTGCCCCTCGACGTAGCTCGCCAGGCCCCGCGGCATCAGGCCACCCGCTGCGCGGCGGCCCGGACCGCCAGGCGCACCTTAATGAAGGAATCGAGCGGGATCCGGGCGTAGGCGGCGATGGTCTGCGCTAGCTCGGGTTGCGGCACCGTCAACCCCGCGGCAATCCGCGAGATGTGCGCCTGGGACGTGCCGACCGCCGTCGCGACCGCGAGCTGGGTGTCGCCCGTTTTGGCGAGGTAGGTCGCGAGGTCCGGATACCGACGACGGCGACGCAACCGGGGAGCCATACCGAATGTGAATATACACATTCCGTTTTAGCCGTGTCAAGACTATACATATATGGTATGGTGTCTTCACGGTGGACCTAGAAGTCGATACTCCTAACGGGCGCTATGGGACAGACGCCCCCCAGACCGACCCTCGACGCGCTCGCGCGCGCCCGGATTAACGCATGGATCCACTCGATGGGGACGACGCAGCAGAAACTCGGGGAAGCGATCGGCCGGAACCAGGCGTGGATGAGTCGCTATCTCTCGGGCGGCATCGACGCGGACCTCGATACGCTGGAGAAGATCGCGCACGCCTTCGGCCACCACATCAGCGCGCTCCTCACCACGCCCACCGATCCCGAAGAACGCCAGGTCATCGACGCCTACCGGGCCGTGCCCGCCGAGGACCGCGCCCTCGCGATCCGCGTGCTGCAGAAGTTCGCTCGACCCCGTCGCCCGCCGCGAAAGCGGTAAGCGTCTGGTCGACCAGGCGGCGCGTCGCCGGGGTGAGCTGCCGGAGCAGCGTGAGCTCGTCAGTCTCGCGCTTCGTGAGCGGACGCGTCGCGTGCGCCAGAGCCATCGCGGGAGCTACCTTTCGTCAACCGAGGGGATCCCAACGAAGCCACACCTTACGCCCGTCGTCTGTAGACTTTCAACTGTAATCGATCTTACCGAACAGGTATATCCTCACGGCCTACACCGCCCGGCGGCTTTTGTCAATGCTATACACATCTCGCATAGGGAGTTACTTCTTTGCGATACTCCCCACCGGGCCACAGGCCCCGCGCGCGGCGCGCCGGCGCGAGACCGCAGACCGTCGAGCACAATATTTATGAAGAAAACACGCATCGCGACCGGCATCTACCAGGACGCCCACGGCTACGAGGTGCGGGCCAGTCTCGGCTCGAAGCGCACCGAGCTGCTCGAGACCACCGAACGCTTCCCGCCCTCGGCGACGCGCGAAGAGATGATCCTCTGGCGCGACAGCGAGAAGCTCAAGCTCCGGAAGGCTCGCGGCGCCGGCGTCACGCGCGGCACCGTGCGCGCCAAGATCGTCACGTACTTGGCGACCGCCAAGCTCTCCGACGACAACCGCACCCAGCGGATCCGGTTCTTCGAGTGGTGGTGCGGCGCGGCCGGCCTCGGCGACGTGCCGTGGCACACGCTCGACGCGCCGCGGCTGCGGCGGGCGCTCAACACCCTGATCGCCGCCGGCTACGCGGCGTCGACGGTGAACAAGTGCCGCGACGCCCTCGCCCACGTCTACACTGTGCTCGACGGCGAGAACGCGCCGAACCCGTTCCGCGAGATCGATCGCGAGATCGAACCCGAGGCCGAACCGCGCGGCGTCGACTACGCGATCGTCGACACGATCCTGTACTTCCTCCGGGTGAAGTGGCGGCGCTCGGCGAAGGGCCAGCCGAGCCGTCTCCTGCCCGAGAAGCGCCCCCTGCCGAGCCTGGGCGCCATCCGGCTGCGCGTGCTGGCGTACGCGCCCCTCACGCCGGCGCAGTTGAAACTCGTCCAGCCGAAGGATCTCCACCTGGACGACACGCCGCCCAACCTCCTCGTCCGCGGACGGAAGAAAGGTAAGCCTGGCGCCGTCGGGTTCAAACGCAAGCCCCTGCTCCCCCTGGCCGTCGAGGCGTTCCGCGACTTCGTCGCCGCGGACGCCTTCGGGCCGTTCACCCGGGGCTCGCTGCGCAAGACGTTCATCCGCGCGCGCGACCTGGCGCAGGCCGAGCTCCGCAAGGTCAATCCAAACGTCGACCTGTCGGACATGGTGCCCTACGATCTGCGGCACTCGTTCGGCTCGCTGATCTTTCAACTGACCGGCAGCGACGCGGTCACCGGCGAGCTGCTCGACCACAAGAACCCGGTCACCACGAAACGCTATCGACTCGCGGCCGTGCCGGCGCATCTCCAAGCCGCGACCGACGCCGCCGCGGCGTTCCTCGCCGCGCGCGCCACCCCGCCACTACCAGACACGACTACCAGACACTTTCAGAAAACGACTGAAAACCAGACGAAATTGTTAAGGAAATCGCAGTATACGAAACTGCATAATCGGGGGCGATCCGGCCTCCAGATCGCGAAATAAGGCCGGATTCATTGGGTGAAAACGAGTAAAAGGCTGGACTATCTTCGGGCTTCACACGCACGAGGTCGCAGGTTCAACTCCTGCAGCGCCCACCACTTACAGGCGCTACCAGACACGGCTACCAGACACTCGCCATTGGATACAAACGCCGACCCGCGCGAACCGTTACCGCGGATCCGTCCCAGCCGCCGCGCGATCGGCCTCCGCCTTCGCCGCGAGCGCCTCGACGATCAGCGCGCGAAGGTCGTCGTCGACCTCGGTCTCCGGCCGGACGGCCTGAATTGCGGCAACGACGTGCTGCACGCCCACCACGCCGCCGACCACCAGCGGCGCGAGCGCCTGCACCAGCCCTAAGATCACCGGCAAGTTGAGCATGGTTATTTCCCTCCGGTGGAGACGGCGATCAGCGCCTGCGTGTCGTTCTTGGCCTTCGTCGCCTGCGTCGCGATCGGCGACGGGGCCAACGCCGACAGCGTCACCAGGTCGCCCACGAGTTGCCCGAGCAGCGCGATCTCGGTGATCAGTTGTTGCGAGGCCGGCACGCCCGTCTGCAGGTGCAGGCCCGCATTCGCCACGTCGATCACCAGCGTGTAGGCCTGCGAGAGCTTCGCCCCGATCTGCTGGTGCTGCGCGGCGGTCGGCCACGGCGCGTTGGCGTGGTAGGCGCCGGACTCCATCGTCTGGAACAGGCGCAGCGACTCGAAGGCGACGCGGTCGGCCTGGTCGATCTTCTGTTTGACGGAGACGGTCCCGGCGCACGCGGGCGCGAGCAGGAGCACGAGCGCGATCGGTAGCAGGTGTCTCATCACGATCCCCCATCGAGGAACCCATCCGCCCCGGCGGCCATCGCCAGCCGGCCGAGCTCGATCGACTCGGCCTCCGGCCAGTTGTTCCAGTAGTCGGCGTACGCCGCGCCCTCGCCGTAGTAGACCCGGACCCGCTGGCCCTCGCCCCAGGCGCTCGAGGTCGGCCAGCCGCCGCGCCCCGTGATGAAGCGGTCCTTCATGTCCGCGACCGCGGCCGGCATGTTGCGCGCGAACGCCTGATAGCCCGACCGGAACGCCGGCGAGTCGTGCGGGACCTGGTCCATCGCCATCCCGACATAGCCGCCGTACTGCGCGAGGTAGCCGTGAATGAAGGCGGCCACGTTCATCCAGCCCTGCCCGTTCGTGATCCCCTTGACGTCGTCATCCTGCCCGACCGGCGCGTCGCAGTCGGCCACCATGTGGATCAGACGGAGCGCGTCCGGGAACGTGCGCGCCATCCACTGACACATCTCCACCCACCACGCGTTGTTGTAGTAGTACTTCGGCCCTGGCTCCCAGCCGAGAACGACCGTGTGCATCAGGCGCTGCGCACGCGCCGTCGCGAATTGCGGCCCGAGCTCGCGGTCCAGATCCGCGACCGTCCACTCGAGCCCGGCGCAGCCGCGGTCCGGCCGCAGGAAGTGGACGACCTTGATCCCCGCCTGCTCGAGCTGCTCCGCCGCGTCGAGATACGGCGTGAGGTCGCCGCGCCAGTCGACGGCGGGCAACTGCCCGTGATAGCCGGCGTCGACGATCGGCCCCATCGGCGCCGACGTGTAGCCGCGCCCCGACGTCGGCCCGTACGCGGCGATGATCCGGTCCTGGTCGGCCGCCGGAAAGCACTCGAAGTAGTCAATACAAATGCAGTTGTCCGCCTGCCCTGGCCGCGGCCCCCAGGGCGCGAGATCCAGCCGCGCCGTCCACATCGCCCCTCGGATCTGCGCCCGCTCTTCGAGCGACAGCGAGGGGCCTACGCGAAAGGGTCGAGGGCGATCGTGTAGGTCACGTCCTCCGACCCGAACAGGATCGGCTGATCGTTGGTGCTGCCCGGCGCGTAGCCGGCGGCGTCGACCGCGAGCGTCACCGCGACCGGCGGCACAAAGGGCGGCCCCTGGAAGTACAGATTCGCACCGCCGTCCCCTGACGTCTGCCGAGTCGGGGGATCGATGATCTGATTCTTGGTCAGGCTGACGACGCGGGCGTTGCCGATCGGGGCGCCGGTCGTCTTGTCCTTCACGAACACATTCAACGTAGGCATCGGACTCCTCTCAGGCTCGTAACGCTTTCAGGATCGCGAACGCCAGGCCCGCCATCCCGACCACCAGGCCGACGGCGCCGGCGACGTAGCCCCACATCGACGCGGCGCCCTGGCCCATCCCCTCGATCCGCGTCAGGCGTTCCTTGACGTCGGTCACCTTGTCGTCGAAGGCCTTCGTCATCTGGCCGATCGAGGCGGCAAGCTGATCGATCTGCTTCGTCGTCGAGGCTTCGCTCTTGGCGATGGCGAGCGCGCTCGACTTGTTCTGCTCGCCGACGGCTTCCTTGGCGGCCTGCAGCGCGGCGTCGACGGCGACCTTGGAGTCTTTGCTCGACTGCTCGGTGCGAACGTCGCGCTCGCGAAACTGCGTCTGGATGCTCGCGAACTTTTCCATGTGCGTGTCGACGAGGGCGACAAACCGCTGCTCGTGGACTTCGCGCACGGCGGCGATCTTCTCGTCGATGCGCGCCGGGAACTTATCGGCGGTGTCCTGCAGCAGCCGGATCGCTTTGTCCATCCCGTCGAGGCGGGTCTGCAGGACGTCGCGCGTGAGGGTCGCCGCGCGTTCCAGGGCGGTCACGTGGGTATGCAGCCGCTCGTCGAGCATCGCGCGGACGGTTTCGCGAGACTTCTCGATGTCGTCGATCCGGGTGTCGAGGACCTGGCGATGGAGCGTCGTCGTTTCCTCGAGGCGGGCCAGTTTGACCTCGAGCAACTCCCGCAGCGTCGAGACTTCGCGGATCAACTGCCGCGTCGTCATCAGGCTCGGATCGGGAATCGGCACGTTGAGCAGATCGCGCCGGTCGGGGAGATCGCGCCGGTCCGGGATCGGCCGCGCGGTCTCGTGGGGATCGGGCGTCATGGCCGCGGCCCCACCACGTTCAGGTCGCGCGCCGGCAGGTTGACCAGGTCGACCGGCACGTTGGCGGCGATCGCCGAGCTCGCCAGCGACGTCGTCGGGTGCACCGTCAACCATTCATAGAAGCCGCTCGAGGCGCCGGCCGAGACTGCCGCCTGGGAGATCAGGGGCCAGAGCGCGCCCGGCAGCGTGTGCCAGACGGCCACCGCGAGCCAGGTCAGGATCCCCGCGACGGCGACGGCGTACGCCCACGTCGGGACCGCGTTGGCGACCCTGACGTTGCCGAGCAGGCGCTTGAGGATCGACACGACGATCCCGGTCGCCAAGATGATCCCGGGCTGCGTGTAGAACCAGTCAGTCAATCGAACTCCCATTCGACGTCCGCGTTGTCGGTCAGGCCCAGCGCGGTCCAGACCGCCTCGCCGAGGTCGATGCCAGCCCCGTTGGTGTGCCCGGTGTGCGACACGCTCAGGCCCCGTTCGGCCGCCGGCCGGGCGCCGCCGAAGACGTACGCGTTGTCGTTGATGTTCCAGGGGCCGACGTCCAACACCAGCGCGCGGATGCTCTGGCCGTTCGCGGGATTGCGGACCCGCACCCACTGCCGCAACGCCGCGGCACTCGGCAGCGCGACGAACGGCACGACGGCATCGACGAGATAGCCGGTCGACGTCTTGCCCCCGAGGAGGCCTTCGCGGGTCGCTTTCACGGTGATCATGCGGTCCCCGCCTTCGTGATCAACTTTCGGAGTTCGTCCTCGAGCGAGAAGCGCACCGAGGAGGCCGAGGCCGTGAACCGCGGGTTGGGTGGGCATCAGCTCACAACGTTCCGGCCTTGGCCCGAATCGCCGCGATGGCCTGCGTAGGCGTGATGGCCCCGAGCGGGGTCGGCAGCGCCGCCCGAATCACATTTAATTGGTCGATGATGGCGAGCGCCTCGGCTTTCGCCCAGATCGGCAGGGCGTCGATGAACGCTTGGGCGTCGAGTTGATCCTGGACGCCTTGCGCGGCGACGTCGACGGCCACCGTGTTCAGGATCGTGGCAGCCGTCGCCTTCTGCGCGGGCGTGGCGGCGGCGGTGAACTGCGCGACCCACGTCGATCGGATCGCCGGGTCCGGGATTGTGACTCCGTCGATCGGGATCCCGGCCGCGCGGAGGGCGTGATCGACGAGGGCGGCCACGTTGGTCATCCCCACACCTGCGCGCTCATCCCGGCGTTGACGCTGTTCCCTTGGTAGGTCGTCGTGCCCGCGCCGGAGTAGTCCAACCAGGCGGCGTAATGCGCCCCGATGCCCGCAAACACCGTCAGGAGGCAGACGTTTTCAATGTTGACGTTGGCGACCTGCGAGTAGAACGTCACGCTTTGCGCGCTGGTCGGGCCGCCGACGCTATCCAGCCCGATCGCCCCCCCGAGCAGGGTGTTGCCCGTGGGATTTGCGGCCACTGTGACCACCGCGACCGACACCGGCTGCTCGTCCACGCCGGTGACCCAGGCGAGTTGGTTCAGCGTGTTCGCATTGGCTTGCCGCCACGCGGCGGAGGCATAGGTCCAGCTCGAGGCGCTCTCGAGCCGCTTCATGGGCCGGAGGGTCCGGTTGTAGTAGTTCCACACGTACCGCTTCACCTGGCTGTCTTCGGTCGTGGTCGTCGTGGTCGTGCAGAAGGTCCCGAGATAGCGGCGGGTCGTCGCCCCGCTTTTCACCAGCACGCCGTCTTGCAGCACCAGCGCCGTCGCCCGTGCGGTGGCACTCGTCCAGGCGAGCAGTTCCAACGCGAGCGTGCCGCCGTTATTCCACGCGAACAGGTCATAGGGCAGCGCCGCGGTCAGGGTGCCGAGGGCCAGCGACGTTTCCGCGAACGCCAGCAGCGTCCACGCCGTCGACCCGTTATAGAGCGCGATGTACTTGCCCTTGTAGGGCGTCCAATAGATCGTGGTCGCGCCCGTGACGTCAGCGGTCGTGACGGGCACGCCCGTCGTCAGCGTCAGACGCCCCTCACACACGCCGACGTCGACGCTACCTCCCCCGTTCGCCATCACAAAGGCCGTCGTCGCGAGTTGGGTCGTGTTGGTGGCGGCGGCGGCGGTCGGCGCCGTCGGCGTGCCGGTGAGCGCCGGCGACGCAAGCGGGGCTTTCGTCGTATCCACCGTATCGAGCGCCGCCAAACTGACATCGATCGGATCGAGCAGCACCGTCTTGACGATATTCTTCGTCCACACCGTGCCGACCAGGTTCGATCCGTCGTCGTCGACGAGGGCGTTGTAGGCCGTGCGGTCAATCGCCATCAGGAACGTCCTTTTTAGGCGGCCAGCAGCCGCCGCAACAGATCCGGCAACGAGAACCGCACGCTCGACGCCATGACGGTGAACTTCGGCGCCACAGAGGGGACGACGTCGATCTCCGAGATCGTCACGTCCTGGATCACCAGATCGATCGGCCCGATGGCCGGCGAGGCGAGATTGATGTGCACGGTCTTGCCGATCTGGGTTTTCACGTCCCGCGTCGCATACGTGACGCTGACGATCGGCGACGCAAACCGCGCCAGCGTGGCATCACACAGCGCGATCAGACTGGCTTCGTTCCGGCGTTCGTCCACGAGGGGCGGGCCTTCGTAGATCCCGTCGGCGGGTGTGCGGCCGTTCGCGGTGTCGATCGCGGCCTGCACGGCCTGGGCGGCCGCATCGTCGCGCTGCACCCAGAGGTTGACCGGGGCGCCCTGGACGAGCGGCACGGCGATGGACCCCACACCGCTCGGGGGCACGCCGGTCAGCGTGCCATAGAAGGGGGACGTATTCGTCGCGAGCAGACTCACGGGCGTCGCGGTATAGCCGACCGCGACGATCACCCCAAGACTGGGGGCCCACGCGAGCGCCCGCCAGGTGCCCGCGGCCGGCGGCGTATAGATCGTCCACATGATGCCATCGACTGACACCCCGATCCCGGCCGTGCCGATGGCGACGAAGTAGCCGACGTCGGCCCAGACCGCCCCGTACCAGGACCCGGCCGGCAGCGCGCTCGCGTGGGTCGTCCAGGTCGTCCCGTTCGTGGAGGTCATCACGCCGGTACTGCCGACCGCCACCGCCACGCCCAGCGTGGGCGACCACGCGAGATTCCAGGCCACATCCGATGTGGTCCGCAAGGTCCAGGTCACCCCGGTCGGCGAGGTCATGATCGCGCCGGTGCCGAGCGTATTCGAGGAGCAGGCGATGAACAGCCCCAACGCGGGCGCCCAGAGGACGCGTTCCCACGCCTGGACGGCGGCGGCCGTTTGCGACACCCAAGTGATCCCATCGGACGAGCGCATCACCCGCGCCCCGGCCCCACTATCCGCCACGGCCACGAAGACGGCTTGCGCGGGCGACCAGGCAATGCCGCTCCACCCACTCGCGACCGACGCCGTGCGTGACGTCCACACGACGCCGTCCGGCGAACTCATCACCTGCCCCCCGATCGACACGGCCACAAACAGCGTCAACGCGGGCGACCACGCGACGTCTTCCCATTGGACGTTGGCCGCGGGCGTGCGATGCGTCCAGGTCACCCCATCGGGCGATGTCATCACGCCATTGGGCGAACTGCTCGCCGACACCGCGACGAAGATCCCCAACTCGGGCGACCACGCGACGCCGGCCCATTGTTCCGCCGCGTGCGCGCTCGCTTGGGCCTGCCAGGTCGCCGGGTTTTTCGTGTACCCCCAGCCAATGCCGGTGTACGTCAAGATCTGCGTGTCGCTGATGACTTTCCCGCCGGCCGGATTGAACCAGGCCGCCGCGTTCGCCACCGGGATCACCGTCGCCCCCGCCGCCACCGCCGCGAGCGTGGGTTCCCCGTGCCCCTTGCCGAACACGCGGGTGAGGAGCTGACTGACATCGCGCGTCATCGTGATCGGCGGGTCGTTCAGGAAGGGATGCGTACTATCGATCGGATCTGGCGCGCTGCTCGTGTCGGTCTGAAACAGGGACACGGTTAAGTCGTCGATGTGCCAGTACCCGCCGATCAGCGTGGCGAGCTGCTGCAGCGCGCCGCTGATCCCTTCGCTCCCGTCCAGGTTGACCGAGACGGTCGGCAAGCCGGCCACGATCCCCGCCGTCGAGTAATCCGGCAGACAGGCCGCGACCAGGGCGAGCGCGATCGTCGTCGCGCTGGTCGTCGTCCACGTCCCGAAGGGCCGCCGCCGGTTGGCGCGCGCGGTGTCGTCGATCGCCGTGCACGGATACGCGACCTGCGCCGGGCGCCCCTCGTAGGTCTCGTCCACGGTCTGCAGCGCGCCGGCAAACAGCAGGCGCGGCGTCTGCCGATTGATCGTGACGCGGAGCCGCTGCTCCGCCACCGGCGCCGTCCCGTCCATCGTGAGGCTGCAGGTACTCGGACTGTCGCCGAGCGCGTGGTGGATCGTGAAGCCCTCGAGGCGCACGCGCGTCCGCACCTCGACGCCGGCGAGCAGGATCGACACCTGGGTCGCCCGTTCCGCCACCAGCACGGCCGAGAGGTAGCCGATCCGGAAGTTCGCCAGCCTGGCGGTGCCGAGGACCGCCGGTTGCAGCGGCATCAGACGGTCCCCAGCCGGGCGCCGCCGCGCAACATCTGCCGCGTGATCAGATCGCTGACCTTGCGCGCCAGATTCTCGGAATTGTCGACCAGGTAGAAATTATTCACGGTGCCCGCGCCGCTGCCGCCGCCCTTCGGAATCACGTACTCGCCGGCGTGCGCGTAGATCGGCCCGTCCTGCAGCACCGGTCCCCCAAGCGCGTAGGGTTTCATCGTGATGACGCCGCTCCCGATCAGGTCCTGGAGCGTGCCGCCCTTCGCCGCGTAGGCCATGATCTCTTCGTCCGACCACGCGATGTTCATCCCCGTGTTCGCGCGTCGATACGCCTCGATGCCCTGGCGGTTCGAGATGTTGTAGGTGACCGAACTGCCCAGGTCGAACAGCTTCTTCGCGTCGGCCGCCGCGATCCATTCGCCCGCGAGGGTATGCACGTTCTTGATCTGGCTGTTCAGGTCGCCCTCGATGGCGGCCTGCCCCATCGTGATGCCGAGTTGGTACTGCGCCGCGGCGAGTTTCGTGGCGGTCCAGTCGGCGACCATCGCGTCTTGCGCCTTCTGGTGGACCGCCTGCATTTGGTCGAGGGCGGCGTCGACGTGCACCTGGTAGGCGTCCTGGATGCCCTGGCGCTGGATGGCGTACCGCAATTCGATGGCGGCGTACTGCGCCTCGTATTCCTCTTTCGTGACCAGCCCCCGCGCGTACCGCTCGTCGACTTTCGCGAGCTCGGCGTCGAGCTTGATGCCGTTGCTCGCCAGGTCCGCGGCCTCGGTCGTTTTCAGATTGTCGAGGTGTCGCTGGAACGCGTCGAATTCGATCCGCGTCTTGTCCGCCTGATAGGCGGTTTCGGTCATCAGGCCCAGCTTCACGCGGTTCTGGTCCTCGGCCAGGAGGAGCGCGTCATGCTGCTGCTGCGCGCTTTCCTGCAGGGCGAGCGTGGCCTTCGTCTGTGTCACGGCGGCTTGCTCAGCAGCGGCCTCGAGTTCCGCGAGTTGGAGGAGCGCCTTCGCCGCGTTGTCGGCGTCCTTCGCCGTCATCTGCAACGCGCCATTGTGCGCGGTCGTGGCGATGGTGGCCGTCGTCGTGGTCGCGGTCACCGTCGTCGTCGCCGCCGCGGCCGCGATCATCGCGTCGCGCGTCTGGAACAGCGCGCCCCCGACCTTTGTCAGCGTCTGCTGAAACTCCGACTGCCCCAGGGTGGCGTCTTTGATAATCCGCGCGCCTTCCTCGACGCCGGCCGCCATCACCTTCATGCCGTCGACGATGCTGCCCGACTCGATCATCTTCAGGCCGAGGAGTTCGGCAGTCGTCGTGACGACCGCGCCCTTGAGCAGTTCGAAGGCCGTCACCGCCACATTGACGCCTTGCACCGCCGCGAGGCCGAAGTCGACGACGACGATCGCGGCTTGGTCGACCGCGTGGCCGATCTCTTCGATCAGGTGTTTCTGGTCGCCCCCGAACGCCGCCGCGAGACTGGTCTTCAGCGTATCGAACCCAGCCGCGACCACGGGGGACTGGGCGATCTGCTTGCCAAGCTCGAGTTCGAAGTTCGCCCAGGAGACTTGGCCCTGCTTGACCTTCTCGTCGAGGCTGTCGGTCTGTTCACCAAGCCGCTCGAGCGAGCCACCGACCGCCAGGAGGATCGCCTGCCGCGCCGCCTCCATCTTCCCTTCCGCGGTCAGGTGATCACGAGTCGTGTCGAGCGAGAGCGCGTACTTTTCCTCCGCGTCTGTCAGATCGATCTTCCCCGTCAGCATCGCGAGCGACCGCGTGCGGCCGGTCAGCATCGCGTCGTTCATGACATCGAAGGCGGCTTTGACATCGGTACCGGTCGCCTTCGCCAACGCAAACGCCCCCTGCGCGAGCGTGCCAAATTGGCCGGTCGTCAGGTTCACGCCGGCCGCCAGGTTCTCGTTGACCCGCTTCATCAGATCGAAGTCGTCGATCGTCCCGTGCGTCGCCGTGCGCAGCGTCGTCAGCAGCGCGTCGCTGAGGAGGCCGGCCTGCGCCGTCAGGCGCTTAAACGCCTCCTCAATATCCCCGAAGGCCGCGCCCTTCATCGCGACCTCGGGGATAAAGGCGGCCATCGCCTTCAGACCATCGATCACTTCGCGGATCGCGTCACGCAACAGTTGCCCCTCGGCCACGCGCACGACCCAGCTGCTCCCGAGGGCGCCCAGGCTCGACGCCACCGACTGCGACGTCTGCTCGATCGCGGACAGCGACGCCGTGGCCTTCTGCGACTCGGCCACGAATTGCGAGAAGTCGGCTTCGAACTTGGCGGAGATCGCCATTTAGTCGTCGCTCCCCTGGGATTGGTTCAACATCTCGACGAGCACCTCGTAATCGTCCACGTCTAAGGCTCGGACCCAGTCAAGACGCCAACCGCAGCGGATGGCGATGGCGAGGTCGCTGCGGGTGTGGTCTCGCCAGCCGTCTCGTTTTTTTCGGCCGTCCGTTCGGCCGTTTTCGCGGCGATGTGGGTCTCGATCGCGTCCAGAATTTCGGCGAAGTCCTCCGGACTCAGCGTGTCCAGCACGCTGGCGAGTTCGTCGACCGGCACCCCGCGGATCGGCACGTCGTCCTCGGCGAGGTGCCAATCGAGCAAGTACGCCGTCACGAGCGCCATGCCGGCCCCACTCTGCAGCGCCGTGATGCGCGCCATCGCCGCCGCGCGCTCCCCATGCGTCAGTCTTCGTTTGACCGTCAGCGTGTCGCCGTTGGCGAGCGTTAAAGTATCGGTGTCGGGCCGCACAAACCGACTTCCCATCGTGGTCTTCGTCTCCCCTCTCAGGTCAGCGGATTGCCTAAGATCGCCCGGATCTCGGTCGTCCCCACGGTCACGTCGACAAGCTCCCAGCACCAGCGGCCGCGATCCCGCGGCGCCGTGAAGAGCAGCTCCTTCAGCTTCGCGGCCTGCTCGACTTGCCAGCGGTCGCGGCCGGCGAGCGTCGCCGTGAGCTGCCAGCCGCCCGTCGGTGTCTTCGTAATGCGCCACGTCGTCAGCACGGCGACGGGCCGGTAGCCCCACACCAGCGAGGCCGGCCCGCCGCGCAGCGTCAGCGACTGAAACACCCGCTTACGGCGTGGTGAACGGCCCCGCGGCCTTGAAGGTGCTCGACAGCTTCGGCGCGCCCTTCACCGTGCAGTCGATGTCGGCGTCCATGTAGGCCAAGCCACCGAACTTGTACGAGGGCTCGTTCGAGTTCATCGTCAACTCGATGTAGCCGGGCACGCTCGAGCCGGTGGCTGCGACGATCACGTTGCTCGCCGAGTTCCAGAACCCGGTCAGGGTCCCGCTGATGTCCCGCAGCCCCTGGATGTAGACCTTGTTCAGATCCCCGAAGCAGGTCACGTCCTCGTAGTCCGTTTTCAGGGAGAGCTTCCAGCCGTTGAGGCTGATCACGTTCAGCGGCGTCGGCGGCGACGGCGCGCCCGTCGCGTCCCACTTCACCACACCGTAGCGTCCCGTCAGAATGGCCATCCCACACGCCCTTTCACTCGTTTACGTCACCGACATCTGCACCCGATAATTCCCGCCGCGTCGATACCAGCGGAGCGAGGGATCGATCTCATCGACTTCGGTATTCGGAAACGTCCGCGACTCGCGAAACATCGTCATCCACGTGTAACCCGCGACCGACGACGCCGGCGAGCCGGGCGCGAGCAGCGGCTGATCCTCGAGCAGCACGTCGATCCGCGCCGCCGCCGCTTTAATGTTCCCGCCCGCCGTCGAGAGCATGCGCGCCTCGACGAGATAGAGCGCGTCTTCGTAGCCCCGTTTGCCGAACACCGCCTCGTCCACCTCCTCGACCAAGCTCACGATCACGAACTTGGTCATCCCGGGGGGCGCTTCGTCCCTGTAGACGCCATTCGGGCAGAGCGCCAGGAGCGTGGCGTCGCTCCCGAGCTTCGCGATCAGCGCCGCGTCGATGTCGCTACTGTCGACCACGTTACGTCTCCGTCACCGAGGACGCGCCCTGTCGCTCGAGCATGTCCCGCAGTTGCTGCGCCGCCCGTCGCTTCTCCTTCCCGACCGCGCCCGAGAACGCGTGCGTCGGCGGCATCCGGCCGCGGTTCACGCCAAACTTCGTATGCCGGGCTTGCGTGCCGTTGTCGAAGAGCCACGCCAACGGTGAGCCGCTGGTCAGCTTGAACCCGGTCACGTACTTCTTCGCGTTCAACGGGGCGAGGCGCAGCCGCTTCTGCAGCGTTCCCGTGAACGTGTGCGACCCGTAGACGGTGCTGATCGCGACGTAGGCGGCATTCGCCGCGCCCTCGATGATGTGCGACGCCTCGGTCGTGCAGGTCTCCGGCAAGGCCTCGAGGGCGGCCCCGTATTCCTTCAGCCCGTCCCAAACGACGAAGGCCTTCGCCATTAGGCCACCACCTCACTGACCAGCACGACCGTCTCCACGCCCGCGCCTTCGGTATCCTCGACGTCGAGCACGTTGGCCGTGTGCACCTCACCCGATCGGTCCGTCCAGACGAGCCGCGTCTGCGTCGTGATCCCCGGGTGGTAGCGCCCCGAGAGGATGTACGACGCATGCGCGGTAATCGTCGCCGCGAAGTGGCGCTCACTGGCCCGCACACTGGCCGCTTCGATCGCCGCCCGCCACGTCGGGGGATCGAGCGGCGCGTAGGTCTGCGTATAGCCGCCATCGCCGTCGGCCACCGGCGCGCCCGGGCCGGACAGCGTCACCACCTGGCGCAGCGATCCGATGTCGATCGTTACGGCCATACCACCCCCGGATCGGGGAGGGCCTGGGTGCGCAGCACCTGGGACGAGAGCGCGGTGTACTTGAACCCGTCGAGCAGGGCCTGCACGCCGTACGGCAGCTCGAGCACCTGGCCGCGCCGCGCCTCATGCACCGCCGCCCGGAACGTGTCGAAGTGGCCGACGAGGTAGCAGAGGATCTGCCGCACGAGCGGCGGGATCGCGGCCGCCGTGTCGCCGTACCCGCAGGTGTAGCGGATCCGGACCGCCCCGGTTTCCAGCCGCGCGATCGGCCAGCTGCCCCCGGCGATCGGTTCCACGCTGCCGCGCGTCGCATAGGGCCCGGCCGGCGCCGACGCGTGGACGAGCGCCGGCGAGCCGCCGAGGGTCTGCACGACGCCGTCCCCGTCGACATACGCGACGGACACGACGTGCTGGAGCGGCGGGTGCGGCAGCTCGATCCGGGCCGCGATCCCGCTCGCGCCCAGAAACGGAAAGGCGTCGAGCCACAGTTCGCGCGTCGCGGTCAGGAGCTGCCGGCCGCTCTGCCCTTCGAAGTAGGTCGCCGCCGCGTCGATGTAGACCCGCAGCAGCGCGTCGTCGGCATCGCCCAGCGCCCGGATGTGGAGCTTGACGTACGCCAGGTCGAGCGCCTGGACCTCCGGCGAGCCGCCCGCGACGGTGCTGATGAGCGAGTCGGTGCGCGTCAGCTCGGTCATCCGCGCGCCTCCCGCAGCTGGACATCCCGCCCGACACCCGGCGCGCAGCGGTACGTCACGGTCTCGGACCAGACGAGCGCCCCCGGCGGATAGAGCTCGAGCGTCGACATGATGAAGTCGTAGTCCGCCTCGTAGGCGCGGGAGTAGGTCCCGAGGCGCGCCGGATCGTTCGGCGTCACGAACTGCGCGCCGCCGAAGTCCCCGCGCCGGTAGACGCCCAGGCGCCGCCAGAGCGTCTCGCCCCACGGCGCGATCATGCGGAAGAGATGCGGCCGGTCGGGCGCGGCCGCGATCTGCGCCCGCATCGCGGCGACGGCCCCCGGCAAATACTCGTCATCGTCATCCAGGAACGCGAGGTGCGTGCTGACGGCGTGCGCCATCCCGAAGGCCCGCTCGGTGTAGCCGTCGTCCCCCGCCGGCGGATGCGGCACGAACCGCGCCCCGGCGGCGAGGGCGACCGGCGCCGCCTCGTACGCCCCCACCACCACGATCTCGTCGCCCGGATCGAGCGGCTGGGTATCGAGCGACTGCAGCGCGCGCGCCAGGGACGGCCGGGCGAGCGTGGGCACGATGAACGAGAACGTCGGCGCCTGGGTCGGGGCCATCATGCGAGGGCCTCGACGAGCTGCGGGTAGGCCTCGAGCTTGAAGATGAAGCTCGGCGTGTCGAGATGCGCCCAGCGGACCCCGCGCTCCATCAGGCTCGCGATCAGCCGCCAGTCCCAGGCATGCTCGCGAAACGGGATCGCGTCGCCGAGGACCGATCGCCGGAACAGCGGCTGGCCGAGATCGATGCCGGCGCCGATCGGCGGGCAGTACCGGAGCTCCTTGCGCCCGGCGTACTGACACGAGCTGTAGACGAACCCGAGCTCCGGATCGGCGTCGAGCGCCGCGACGAGCGGCCCGAAGTGATCCGGGAGGTACGCGTTGTCGTCCGAGAGGAAGCAGACCAAGTCGCCGGCGGCCGCGCGCAGCCCCGCCTCGGCCGGGCCGATGCCCCAGTTGTTCGTCCGCGCCGGGAGGTTGATGTAGCGGGTCACGCGCGGCGCGGCGGTGACGAGGCCGGCAATCGCGGCGACCACCGGCGCCGGCGGGGCGTCGGAGACGACAATCTGCTCGAGGTCCTCGTACGCGAGGTGCTCCACGGATCGCAGGCAGCGAGCGAGACAGGCGACCCGATCGTACACCGTCGTCACGATGGTGACCCGCGGCGTCATGCGGACACCGCCGATCCGATCGTCGTCAGGACCGTCTGCAGGCGCGCCGCGTAGGTGTGGGCCCGCAACCGCGCCGCGCACCGCTGGCGGATGTCGTCCTCGTCGAGGGGATGCGCGAACAGGTACCGCACCAGGTCGACGCATTCGTCCGCGAAGCGGAAGGTCGGCAACTCCGGCACGACCTCGTCGATCTCCGGCCGCCACTCGCTGACGACGAGCGCCCCGCAGGCCGTCGCCTCGTAGACGCGCGGGTTCATCGCCGTTGCCGCGGTGCCGCGCGCGTTGAAGTGATGCACCTGGCGGAAGATGTTCACCACGATCCGCGTCTGCTGGTAGAGCGCCGCCGTCGCGCCCGGGTTGATGTTGCGGGCGAGGCAGAGGGCGTTGACGCCGGGATCGGCCCACGCCCCGCCGACGACATAGCTCAGGAGCCCCGCCTGCGCCAGCGCGCCCAGGACGCGATCGCGCGTCGGGTTGCCGCCGCCGATGAACCCGACGGCGCGGGTCCGCGGGTCGCCCAGGTCGACCAGCTCGGCGTCCCGCAGCACGAGCGGTCGGTGCACGTGCGGGTCGTAGCAGACCGGCAGCGACGCGGATCGCGGATGCCGGTCGAGGGTGGCCGGATCGTTGACGAAGACGTGGTCGAAGCGTGGCGAGAAGGTCGCCGTGTCGTCGACCTCGTACGGCTCATCGAGCAGCCAGACCGCCGTCTGCGGGACGCAGAACCCCGCGATGTTGGGGAACCGCGCGCAGAACTTCCGGCCGTGGACCACGAACAGGAGGTCGGGCGCGAACGCGGCGATCTGGACCTGCAGATCCGGCGCGTCCCAGCCGGCGTGCGCGTATGGGACGCCGAGGTCCGCGGCCGCGTGCGCGAGCCCCTGGGTGAACACGTCCCCGCACGAGAGGAACTGATAGTCCACGCCGAACACGCGCGGCTTAGAGAACGACGGCGTCATGCCGATGGGCCTCCAGTTCCTTCGCGACGTCGCCGCGGGTCTTCGTAAAGTGGTGGTAGCCGAGGTTCGCGCGCCGGTTCGCCGCGCTCATCCGTTCCTGCCGATCGCGGACCCGTCGCGTCACCGCGAACGCGGGATCCGCGTTCTGCCAGTGCACCCCGTCGAAGTGATGGGTCGCGCAGAGCGGCGGCCGCCCGAGGATCCCGTGGTTGCCGACGTCGAACATCAGCCCACGGTTCGCCCGAATCACGATCGGCTTCTCGTTGCCCTCGGCCCGGATGCCGTGCCGCCGCTGCCACACGATCGGCACCTGGGTGACGTCGAGGTCGGCGTCGGTCTCATGCCGAAAGACGTCCAACCGGTACGCGCGCAGCGCCAGACAGCCATCCGGCACCGACGCCAAATACGCGGCCGCGGTCGCCCCGCTCGGCGAGTCGGGCGGATAGATGAATTCGTCGGCGTCGAGGACCAGGTGCCAGGCGTGCGTCGGGTCCGGCACGCGGATCGCGTCGTTGAGCCAGCCCACCTTGATCACGTCGTCGAGGCCGTCCGGGCTGATGACGTCCTGGATCGTCACGCGCGGATCGGCGGCGAGCAGCGCCCGCGTGTCGTCGGTGCAGCGATCGACGATCGCATGGATCGCGTCGACGTAGCCGGCGTGGTAGTGCGCCAGGAAGAACGGCACGAGCGCCGCTTCGTTGTAGAAGCAGCAGAAGGCTTTGATCATGCCGAGACCTCCAGCGGGAGGACTTCTTGACTGAGGCGCTTCGCTGCGATCTCGCAGTACTTTTCTTCACGCTCGATGCCGACACACTGACGCCCGAGGCGCTTGGCCGCGACCAGTGTGGTCCCGCTGCCCATAAATGGATCGAGGATCGTTTTCACATCCTGCGGGGCTTGCATGAGTGCCCACCGCATCACTGGTTCAGGCTTTTGGGTCGGATGCCAACGCTCTTCTTTTGGACATCCGGGCTCGGTCAACATCCCGTGCCAGCGGTAGGTCAGGCGACGCACCGGCTTGTCGAAATTCGTCCACACCAGTTCACAGTCTGCGTAGTCGTTGCTGCCGTTTTCTTTGTCCCAGACAAGCCAGCAGCGCGTGATCGGAAGGTCGTAGTAGTTCCCGCCGAATATCGCGTGCCACTTCGACAGCCGACGTGCCACGGCAATAGCCTCTGTAGCTGGCCTGTGGTCCCACGCTTTGACGTTGCCGTAGTCCTTACTCGGCGCGAGAGCCTTGCCGCCTTGCCTATTCGCGCGCCCCTGCTGGCCTCGCTCAGCGCCGATGCCGTACGGCGGATCGGTCAACAACAGATCGAACGGCGTCAGCCCGAAATGCACGTCAAAGTCATCGAGCACGGTCAACGCCGACCCGTGGTAGATCGTGATCCCCGCGTGCTCGTAGTACGGCGTCACGCCGCCACCGTCAGGCGCGCGAGCTCGTCCGCGAGCGGCGCGCACGGGAAGGTGGTCAGCACGGTGCGGCGCGAGCAGTTGATGACCGTCACGCCGGCCGCGGCGAGCGGCTCGACGAGCGACGGCCAGGCGGCCAGCCACTGCGGATACTCGTACGGCGACGGCGTCTGATCCGGGTGCGGGGCATGCCAGTGTTGCCGGCCGTCCGGCGTCGGGCTCATGTCGAACCCGAGCAGGAGAATGCGCGCCGCGCCGAGATGGACGGCGAGGTTCACGGCCTGGTAGCCGGAATTCCGACCCGTCCGCAGCCCGGTCGGCTCGCGCTCGAGGCCGAGCGGGCCGGTGTTGCGCAGCACCTGGACGTCGGGATACTTCGTCTCCTCCATCGGCGCGATCGCGTACTTCAGGCCGGCGAACGCCGGCGCCCCGTGCGCCCAGGTCCACCACTTCTGATCGGCCGCGTACAGGACCGCGGCCCACGGCGCGAGCTGCCACGCGTTGTTGATGGCGATCGCCGGGCAGCGGCCGCCGTAACAGGCATCGACGTCGGCGACCGTGAGGCTCGGCCCGCCGCCAAACAGCACCATCGTCGCGCCAGGGAACAACCGGGGCACCGTCGGCATCACCCCACCAGCAGCGAGAGGAACCCGCACGCCAGCGCCGCGGCGACGAGGTTGTAGCGGCCGCTCGGGACGCCGAGCGTCGCCAGGAGCGCGCAGACGAACGCCGCGACGATCAGGATGAGATGCAGATTCGCCATCAGCGGTAGTCCTTTCCCGGATCGCCGCGGTCGCCCTTCGGCCCCGGCGCGCCGTCCTTGCCCGCCTTCCCTTCGCGCCCTTCACGGCCAGCCTTGACGGCGAGCTGCCAGGCCGTCGCGCCGTCGCCAGGCTTCGCGTCGGTGGTCTCTCGCGCGATCCAGAGGGAGCCGCCAAACGTCACCGCCTCGCCGGCGGCGTAGGTCGTCCCGGCGATATAGACCCCGCGGTACGTGAAGCTCTGCCCGTCCCGGCCGTCGACGCCGTCCATGCCCTTCTCGCCCCGCTCCCCGCGTTCCCCGGGCGCCCCGGGCGCCCCTGGCGCACCGTCACGCCCCGGCACCCCGGGCAGGCCGTCGCGTCCCGCCGGCCCCGGCACCGCGGCCTGCGCCTCGAGCGCCGCGACCCGCGCCAGGATCGGCGCCGTCGCCGCTCGCACGGCCGCCACCACGACATCGGCGATCGTCTCGGTGTCGGTCATGCGGCGACCTCGAGGCCTTTCAAGACCGCCGCGAGGAGGGCCGCGCCGTCGATCGTTTTCGCGGCCGGCGGCAGCGCACCCATCACGGGCGCCGGTGCGGGCGGTGTCGGCTTGTTGTCACTGCCGAGCATCTCGAGCGGCCAGTTTTGCTGTTGGAGATAGACGCGATTACCGCCCGGCACCGACTTCAGGTTGAACTTGGCGCGGGCTTCGTCCGGTTTATAGACGCCGCCGATCACGCCCTTGGTCGCGACCTCCATCTGCTGCACCGAATCCATCCGCAGCAGACTCTCGATGTCGAACTCGACCTCGTAGCCGACGCCGCCGTCCGGCCGCTTCACGGTCTCAAGCTCGAGCCCTTCGGTCAGGCAGAGCTCGAGCGATTCGATCAGCACCTGCAGGCACTGGCTGTAGTACTGCTGTGCCAGCGCCTCGACGTTGTTGTAGGACGGCAACGGCCCGACGCCGACCATGTACCCGGGCACATGAAAGACCGCCGCGATCTTCTCGTCGTCCCACTTCAACTGATCGATCAGCTGCGCATCGACGAACGACATCGCCGTCGGCTTCTCGAACTTTAGCCCGCCGCCGAGCACCGCGACCTTGCCGACGTTGTCCGCCCCGGTGTAATTCGCGGTCCACCAGTCTTCGAGCTTTTTCGCTTCGTCGGGGCCGATGTTGCCCGGCGCGGTGAGAATCCCGCCGTTTTGCGCGCCGGCACGGAACAACTTCGTCGCGTTGTTCGTGATCGTCAGGGCTTGCATCGTCGCGTGGCCGCACGCGTACACCGGCGAGAGACCGCAGAGCGGGTGATACGGCGCGACCATGACGTCGTGGATGATCTCGCGCGCCGGGACGAGGATCGACGCCGCGGTCACCCCAGCCAGGACGTCCTGCTGCAGCGCGTAGTACACGTCGCCGGTCGGCGTCACCATCGGCCGCACGCGCATCGGGTCGAGCAGGTAGAGCGCCGTGACGATGCCGCGGCTGTCCCGCTCCTTGAGCGCGAAGGCCGCGCCGCGCGTCAACTTCGAGAGGATCCAGTACTGATAGAACTGAATCCGGTTGGTGTAGTGGTTCGGGCGGACGAGCACCGGCGCGTATGGCGACGTGTGCAGGACTTCGGTGTCGATCCCATCGTCGGTTTCCGCGACGAGCATCGGGCGGATCTTGGCGATATCGCCGGCGATGAGCGTGACGCAGGCCCAGAACGTCGGATGCGTCAGCGCGTCTTCGACCGGGACGGTGATGCCCCGTTGCCACGCGCCGGCGAACGATTCACGAATCATCGGCCACCACGCCGACGGGGACGGCAGATGCGTGATGAGGTCGCCGCCGGCGGCCTTCGTGCGCGCCTCGATCGACCAGGACCCAAGCTGCAGTTTCATCGATCCTCGGCGGTGAGATCGCGGCGCTTGTAGTGCTTCTTCTCTTTCGGATCCGGCTCGACGACGCGCTCGGCCGCGCCGACCGACTCGAGCACGGCGCCGGCGTCTTCGGTCGCTTCAAACACGTCGCCTGGTTGCTGCCCTTGCGGGCACTCTTTCAACGCGCGGAACTTCATCAGAGGCCCTCAACGCAGGGACGAGGGACGGGAACGGCCCCCCGAACGCGGGCGCGCCGTTCCCGTCAGGACTGACTACGCGACGTAGGCCGCCGGGCCGATGTACCGCGCCGCGCCGGTGCGCCGCAGTTTCCAGGTGACCTCGCGGTTCGCCTTGATACCGAGCAAGCCCGACTGCCAGAGCGAGACCAGGCTCGCGCCGGTGCCGACGATGCCGGTCTGCACCAGGCTGACATCGAGCATCTCGATCGACGCCTGGTCGCTCGCCTCGACCGTCACGACGCCGTCGTCGGCGAGGTAGATGTCCCCCGCCTTGACCGCGACGATGATGTCCTCGTCGGGCGAGCCGAGCGCGACCATCGCCTCGCTGGTGATGACCGGGAAGCCCAGCAGGGTCCCGCCGGCCATCGTCAGCCCGGGGAAGCTCTGGACGCCGAGCGTGTTGATCATCAGCGACAGGTTCAGCGCGCGCACCGTCGACATGATCAGCACGATGTCGGATGGGTCGAGCAGCAGCGTCGCGAACGTGCCGAGCAGCGTCGCAAAGTCGGTTCGGAAGGCCGCGGCTGTCGCCGCCGTGGGCGCGATCGGCGCGGTGTTGAACGTGATCGACGCGGGCGACACGTTGGCGACCGCCGCCTTGCCGGGATCGATGAAGTCGATGTCCATGCGATAGATGATCGCGCGCGCGAGATCGTCCCGGACCTTGGCTTCCGCGCTCGGGTTGGAGAAGCGGACTTCCTCCTTGGTGAGAATCGCGAGCGCCTCGATCTTGGCCCAGGTGAGCGAGGTCGTGAACGTCGTCATCTTGGAGACCGGGACCGGGAGCCCTTCCCCGACCCAGTACCCCGTCGTGCCGGCCGAGGCGCCCGTCACGCGCACGTTGAACGGCACGCGCCGCAGGCCGGGGATCTTGCCGACGATGGTCCGCGGGCGCAGGAACTCGATGAAGTCGTCCATCATCGACGCGTAGACGAGCTCCGAGGCCCAGCCGGCGGTCTGCGTGTTGCCCGCCGGGACGGCCGCGCGCTGCACCATCGCGAGCACCGCGGGATCGTCCGGGTAGTACTGCTTCACCAGCCGTTCGGCGAGATCGGGGCTCCCCTTGGACGCCGCGATGCACATCGCGCCGCGAGCGAATCCGATCCCGGGCGGGAGCTTCTTCTCGACGGTGATGACGTGCGAGCCGGACCGGGAGGCGGCGGCCTGGGTCGGATCGGCGCCGGCCACCGGCTTGGCCGCGGCCTTCTCGCGCGCTTCGGCAGCCCGGAGCCGCAGGAGCTGCGCGTCGATCTTCGCGACGTCGTCGGCCAGCGTGTCGTGCTCCTCCTGCTCGGCCTCGTCGAGGGTGACGCCGGCGTCGCCGGACTTGGTCAGGAGTTCGTCCATGCGGGCAGTCTTGGCGGCGCGCGTGGCTTCCCAACTCGCGATCTGATCCGCGTAGCTCTTCTTCGTCATCGGCTTGTCCTTTTGCATGTGCACACGGCCCGAGGCGCCGGGCTGATGACGGCCAGACGCGGCCTTGATCGAGAGAATCGAGGCGTCGGTGTTCGCGGGAATCGTCACCACCGACAGCTCGAGCCAAAGCCACTTCAGGAAGTGATAGCCGCCGCTCGTCTTGTCGTAGGACTCCTCGAGGCTTTTGAACCCGATCGAGAGCCCTTTGACCAGGCCGATCTTGATGGCCTGCCAGGCGTCATCGAGCCGGGTCTTCAGCGCGCCGGGTTCGTCCGTCTTCGCGAGGCGCGCCTGGATCTCGATCCCGGCGTCGGTGACCTTCGCGGCGAAGACCTCGCCGATCGGTTCGCGGCTGTTGTGTTGCCAGAGGAGCGGGATCGGCAGCTTGAACTGCGCGCCGCCGGGTTCGACGACGTCGTCCATCAGGTCGGCGGTCGCCGAGCTCGCGATCCCGGTCAGGATGCGCTGCTCGGCGTCGATCGATTTGATCTGGAGAATGGCGAACGCGCGACGGTTCACGCCGATGAGTCTGCGGCAGTTTTCGGGGGAGGGAATTGTTCTGTAGGGAAAAGGGCTGGGGACCGTTTGCCGACCGCCACCGTCTCGCGGGGTATGTTGGGCCCCGACGGTCCAAGCGGCCACAGATTCCCCCCGCGCCGACACGGTCGACTTCAGCGTTTCAACTTCAACAAATCCCTGACGAGTCCCGACAGGCTTTCCCCGCGCGCATTCGCCAACCGGACCAGCCGGTCGTACTCGCTCGTCGAGATCCACGCCGTGATAGGCGTAGTCGGGTCCTCCACTTTCGGGCGACCGCGCGTGGGCGGATCGTCCTTCGGGGGATCAGCCATATGTCGCCTCCCGTCACAGCCGCACCCACCAGATCGATCGGTGCTGCTGCACCTGCGGGAACAGCGCGTCGACCGCCTCGGTCACGCCCCAATGTTCGCGGATGTGATAGTCGTGGCCGCAGAGGATCCCGCCCGGCTTCACCAGCGGCCGATACGCCGCGAGGTTCTCGCGCACGGCCTCGACGCGATGATCGCCGTCCAGGAACACCAGATCCAGCGACGCCGGCGCGAACGTCGCCGCCGCGGCCGCCGCCTCCATCCACACGATCACCACCCGGCCCTCCGGGATCCGGGCGCCCATATTGGCGACGAACGCCGCATAGAGCCCCGCCGGGCCGCCGAGCGCCTCGACCTCGGCCAGGTGCGGATCGTCCGGCGTGCCGCACCAGTGGTCGACCGCGAAGACGCGGCCCGCCGTGTTGTCCGCCAGCGCCAAGGTCGACCGCCCCTGCCAGCAGCCGACCTCGAGGATCGTCGTCGCGTCGCGCGCCTGCATCGCGAGCCAGGCGAGCTCGTCGTCGTGCATCCAGCCCGGCGTGGCGCGCGCGGCGGTAAGGTTCATGCGCGGCCCGCGGTGACTTCCGCCCGAAACCGCTCCACCTCGAGCCGGAGCGCGTCGAGCTCACGATCGAGTCGCGGCGCCCCTTCGATCTGCAACGCCTGCAGCAGCCGCACGACCGCGCCGGCGCCGGCAAAGTACGCCCGACGGGTTTCGGTCGCCTGGTAGCTCGAGGCGTCCAGCGGCACGACCTTGAGCCGATACGTCTTCCACGCGTCGTCGAGATCGTTCATGCCTTCGCGCCTCCCAGGACGAGCAGTTGATAGTTCGGCGCCGCCGGTTTCGCCCGCAGCGCGAGACTCATCCCCGTCGTCGCCGCCTTGATCGGATCGATGCGGCTGCGGCTTTTCTTCTTCGAGAACTGAATATTGCCCTTGCCGTCTTCCTGACTCACGACGTTACTCGCCGCCCACGCCGTGACCGGACAGCCGCGCGCGTCGACATGGCCGGCCAACACCGCGGCCTGGAACGCGGTTTCCGCTTCGCTGAGAAACTGATAGGTCTGCCGCACCTCGAGCACCTGCGTCTCGGTGAACCCGTCGACCGCCTGGAGCTGCGCGATCACATCGTGCGCGTGCCACGGGTCGAAGCCGATTTGCGCGATCTGAAAGTCCGCGCGATGCTGCGTCAGGACCTCGCGGATCACGTGGTGGTCGATCTCCGTCCCCGGCGTCGTCCGTAGCCAGCCCTGGTCGCGCCAGACGTCGTACGGCGCGCGGTCCCGGTGCGCGCGATCCTTCAACGTCTCCTCCGGCGTCCAGATGTATTGCAGCAACCGCCACGAGACCCGCTCAGCAGTGGGCGGAAACACGAACGACAACGCGCACAGATCCAGCTTCGACGCCAGGTCCACCCCGGCGTAACACGTCTCGCCCTTCAGGTCGGCGACGTCCCACGTCGTTTGCCCCTTGCGCCAGCCGTCGACCGACAAGCATGGCGCCGTTGCGTTGACCAGCAAGTTCAGATGCTTCTGCTTGTAGGTCGCCGCCGCGGCCGGGATGCCTTGCGCCTTGAGCACCTTCGCGGCCAGGTCGTCCGGGTTGACACTGATGCCGTAGTTCGGGTTCGCCTTGCGCGCCGTCGCCGGCAGCGTCCAGTCGTCGGCGAGATCCGCGTGCGCCGTGAACGTGAAGAACGACTCGTCGACCAGCACCTGGTCGAGAATCTTACACGCGTAGTCGTGCTGATCGCCCCAGGGCGAGACCGGATCGTCGCCGAAGGTGGTGATCAGATAAATCACCGGCTGCTGCCGCGCGCCCGTCGCGGTCTCCATCACGTCGAGCATGCCGCGATCCTTCATCGCGTGAATTTCATCGCCGACGACGACGTTGGGGTTCAAACCGTCGGTCGAGTCGTGGTCGGCGCCGAGCGGCTCGAGCTTCGACGCCGTGTCGTCGCGGTGGAGATTGGCGACCAGGACCTTGATCCGATCCTTGAGGCCGCTCGACTGCACGAGCTTTTTGCAATCGTGGAAGACGATCTTCGATTGATCGCGCTTCGTCGCGACGGCGTAGCCCTCGGCGCCGGGCTCCCCGTCGAAAAACGTCAGGTAGAGCAGGACGATCGCCGCGAGCAGCGTCTTGCCGTTTTTGCGCGGCACCTGGACGAACACCGTGCGGAAGCGCCGCCGCCCGGTCTCGACGTGCACCCAGCCGAAGAGCGACCCCGTGATGAACTGCTGCCAGGGCTCGAGCGCGATCGCCTGCCCCGCCCACTCGCCCTTGTAGTGTTTCAGGAGGCCGGCAAACCGGAAGAAGCGATCCGCCGCCGCCGCGTCGAAGCGATACGGGAAGTCCTTCGTCCCTGCGCGCTGGCGATCGCGCAGCTGCCGCGCGCACGCGAGCCGGTGGTACGTGCCGGCCGGGACGCGGCCCGCCACCACGTCGCGGGCGTACCGATCGATCGCGTGCTCAGGACGGCGGCCGAACATGCGTCTCCTCGAACTCCGAGAACGGATCCACCGGCGGCGTCCCCTCGGTCAGTTCCTTGCCGATCGGCGCCAGCTTGAAGCGCGCCAGCCCCACCTCGACCCGCTGCATCATGCCGCGATGGTGGCCGAGCAGCGGGTGCGCCTTCTTCCCCGAGACCATGTTGAGCACCTGGCCCTCTTTGTCGATCCGGGCCTGCATCGTGCGCTTCACCACAATGGCCTCCAGGAGGTCACAGAAGGCCAGCACGGTCGCCGCCGTCAACGTCCGGGCCTCCAGGGCATAGGGCGCGAGCTGGTCCCACAGCGTGCGCTGGGCCTCCGAGAGGTCGGCCGGCGGCGGCACGACGGCGATCGGCTCCGGCGCCGCCGGGGTCGCGTCCTTCGGCGGCAGCGCCGTCCCCGCCAGCACCTTGGCCGCCTGCGTCTTCGCCGGACGGCCCGCCCCGACGCGCATCCCGCCGCTACCTTTCCCGCCCATGGCCTTTGATTCCGATCTCCTCTGAACGCAACGTGTTTCCTGCTTCCTCACCCAGAATGATTGGAATATGCGCCCGCGTGAAGGAAGGGCTGGA